AGTTTAAATTACTTAAAGACATAATTCGAGACTACACACCAGAGGAATATAATTATAAGCCAGAGACCGCTTCACCTGCGGTAAAAAAATCAGATTACGATATGGTAGAAGTTTTACCTGTATCTGATCCTAACTCTTCAACAATGGCCCAAAAGGTGGTGCAGTATCAGGCAGTCATGCAAATGGCGCAAGCCGCTCCTCAAATATATGACTTACCTAGACTACATAGACAGATGTTAGATGTATTAGGAATTAAAGATGCTGCAAAGCTTGTACCTTTAGAAGAAGATCAAAAACCAAAAGATCCTTTGACAGAGAATATGAACGCATTGAAGGTCAAGCCTATGAAGGCATTTATGTATCAGGACCATGACGCACATATACAGTCACACATGAATTTTTTAAATGATCCTATCGTAGGACAACTTCTTGCTCAGAACCCTAAAGCTAAACTCATAGCAACAAATCTACAGGCGCATATTGCAGAGCATCTTGGGTTCAAATATAGTATGGATATTCAAAAACGAGTCGGCGCTCCTTTACCAAAACCAGATTCAGATTTACCAGAGGATATGGAATTAGAGGTGTCTCGACTTATAGCTCAAGCTTCCAGTCAATTGTCTCAAAACAATATGGCACAAATCGCTCAACAAAAAGCACAGCAAAAAGCGCAAGATCCTATTATTCAGATGCAGCAACAAGAGCTACAACTTAAAGCTCAAGATGCTATGCGTAAAGCTCAAAAAGATCAGGCAGATATTGCTGTTAAACAAGCTCAGATTGCTGTGGAGCAAGAAAGAATTGCTTCTCAGGAACGTCAAGCACAACTTAATACACTGGCAAAGGCAGCCACAGATGATGCTAAACTAGAAGAAAAACAATCTAGCCAGATGATAAAAGCTATGGTAGATGAGCAAAAAGCAGAGAATCAAGCTGACAATGCGATAGCTCAAAGTTTAATACAACAGGCTATAAGTCAACCAGATGAGCAATCTACACAACAACCACCAACACCTACAGAGGAACCTAAAGAGTAAAATGAACTGTTGGCACTGTAAAACCATGTTGATATGGATCGGAGATCATGACATAGATGATGAAGATGATGAATATAGTATGGTGACAAATTTATCGTGTCCTCATTGTGGTGTTCACGTGGATGTGTATTTACCAAAAGATAAAGAGGAGGCGACTCATTAATGGACGAGTTAGAGATAATAAAAGATAAATTACAAAATGAGATAGATGTGGTTCAATTAGAATTAGCTTACGGATCGGCTAAATCTTATGACGAGTATCAAAAGTTTTGTGGGACGGTTAAGGGCCTTGCCACCGCAATTAATTATATAGAAGGTCTACAAGAAGCAAAAGAAAAGGGTGAATACGAGGATGACAACTGAAAACGAAGAAAAAGCTAAACAACTACCAGAACCTTCTGGGTATCACATACTATGTACTGTGCCTGATGCCGAAGAAAAATATGATAGTGGTTTATTAAAATCTGATACTACGAAGCATTTTGAAGAAGTTCTTAGCACTGTATTTTTTGTAGTAAAACTTGGAGCTGATTGTTACAAAGATAAAAGCAGATTTCCAAGCGGTCCTTGGTGTAAAGTAGGGGATTTTATTTTAGCTCGACCGAACTCAGGAACTAGAGTAAAAATACACGGCAAAGAATTTAGGTTAATTAACGACGACAGCGTGGAGGCAGTAGTTCAAGATCCACGAGGAATATCACGAGCATAGGAGATAAGAATGGCTGAAGAGCAAACTTTATTAAACGAAGAAGATGTAAAAAAACCTGAAGCTGGGGTAGAGGATAAAGAAGTAGAACAAAAAACGTCTGATGTTGAAATAGAGATTGAAGACGATACTCCTGAACCAGATAAAAATAGAAAAAACTTACCTAAAGAGTTGGTTCAAAAATTAGAATCTGATGAACTTGATGATTATGATGACAAAGTAAAAGATAAAATCTACCAGCTTAAAAAAGTTTGGCATGATGAACGTCGTGAAAAAGAACGGATAGCAAGAGAGAATCAAGAAGCTATAAAAGCAGCTCAAAGACTAAGAGAAGAAAATAAACAGCTAAAAGCTAACTCTGAAAATAATCAAACAGAATACTTGAAAGCTATTGAGTCTGCTGCTGATTATGAACTATTAGCTGCTAAACAAGCTTATAAAACAGCTCACGATGATGGTGACACTGACAAGATAACAGAGGCTCAACAAAAAATCAGTGAAGCTACTTATAAGAAAGAAAAAGTAAATCAGTATAAAACCTCTTTACAGAATAAAGAAAATACTGTAAAAAAAGAAGATACAAAAGAAACACCTGCTGCTTTACCACCTGACGCAAAAGCTGTGGAATGGCAGAGGCAAAATAATTGGTTCGGTCAAGACGAAGAAATGACTAGCCTTGCGTTAGGTTTACACGAAAAGTTGGTAAGGCAAAACGGCGGCTCTTACGCAACAACAGACGAATATTATGAACGAATTAATGAAACCATGAGAAAGAGGTTTCCAGAACATTTCGACGATAAAGAAGTAGAAACGAAAGAACCTACTAAATCAAAACCTGCAGCAATAGTTGCTCCAGTAACACGAACAACTTCTTCAAAGAAGATACGAATGACAACGTCACAAGTAGCCTTGGCGAAAAAGTTAGGTTTGTCACCAGAGCAATACGCTAAAGAAATGATAAAATTGGAGAATAGAAATGGCTGAAAACAGATTATCTCGTGAATTACAAAACAGAGCTTCAAAGGAAAGACCAAAAACTTGGGCCCCTCCTTCTTCATTACCGGAAGTTAAACCACTTGATGGGTGGAAATACCATTGGAAACGTATATCCACTTTGAACGAACCTGATCCTAGAAATATATCTATGGCTCTTAGAGAAGGTTATGAAATGGTTAAAGCTGAAGAACAGCCTCATATACAAATAGTATCTGACGCTAATTCTAAATACCCCGGTTGTATAGAAATAGGTGGTTTAGTTCTTTGTAAAATTCCCGAAGAGCTTGTTGAACAACGTACTAAGTATTATTTAGACAAGGCTAACCAACAAATGGAGTCTGTGGACAATAATCTTATGAGACAAAGTGATCCAAGAGCGCCACTATTTAAAGAACATAAATCTTCGGTGTCTTTTGGTAAAGGTAAATAATTTTAATTAGGAGATAAAAATGGCAGCTACTGCTTCCCCTTTTGGGTTAAAACCTACCAATATGATTGGTGGTGCGCCCTATAATGGCGGTGCTATTAGACATTATCATGTGAAAGCTAATAACTCTGCCGCTATTTTTAACGGTGATTTAGTTGTATTAAGTGCCGCTGGTTTACCAGCCGCCGTATCTTCAACTCCCACTGCTAACGAGCTTGCAGCTACATCTGCAAACGGAACGCCGGGAATTGTAGGAGTTATGGTTGGAGCTAGATATATTGATGACAATGGTGTTCAGCAATTTAGACAATTTCTTCCCGCCAATGCTACAACTTCAGGGTTTACAGAAATCAAAATAATGGTTAATGATGACCCAAGACAGTTGTTTAAAATTCAAGGTAACGCTGCGTTAGGAACATTTAACAGCGGTACAGGTGGATCTGGTTTTGCTGGTGCAATTGGTAAAAACTGTTCACTTGATTTTAGTACATCTGGTAGCACGACTACAGGTAATTCAGGCGTAAGTCTTAAAATTGATACTAACGGTGGTACTTTAGCCGCAACTGAAACTCTTGCTATGAGAGTGATTGATGTTGCTGAAGGAACTGAAGGTGACAACTTCCCTGAATTTATTGTTAAATTTAATGTTGGCGTACATGCGTATGACAACTCATTAGGCGTATAAGGAGATTTTAAATGGCTATTTCAAGAGCGCAACTACTAAAAGAACTCCTTCCCGGCTTAAATGCTTTATTTGGTTTGGAGTATCAAAAATATGCTGATGAGCATAAAGAGTTTTATGAGCAAGAAACTTCTGAACGTTCGTTTGAAGAGGAAACAAAGCTTTCTGGCTTTGGTGCAGCCCCAGTAAAAACTGAGGGTGCTTCTGTAGAATATGACAACGCACAAGAAGCTTTCACAGCTAGATACACTCATGAAACCGTGGCTATGGGTTTTGCTATAACAGAAGAGGCTTCCGAAGACAATCTTTATGATAGTCTGGGCGCTCGTTATACAAAAGCTTTAGCTCGTGCTATGGCATATACTAAGCAGGTAAAAGCTGCTGCAGTATTAAATAAAGGTTTTTCTGGGACAGGTAACCCCACTTATGGTGACGGTAAAACTTTATTTGCAACTGACCACCCATTAGTTTCTGGTGGATCAAACAGCAATCGTTTTTCAACAGGTGTAGATTTGAACGAAACATCTTTAGAAGATGCGGTAATTCAAATTGCAGCTTGGACAGACGAGCGTGGTTTGTTGATTGCAGCTAAACCAAGAAAGTTAATTATCCCACCTGCTCTTCAATTCGTGGCAACACGTATATTAGAAACCCAGCAGAGAACGGGAACAGCAGATAATGATATTAACGCATTAGTTAACAATGGATCTATTCCAGAAGGCTATACTGTTAATCATTATTTAACTGATGTTAACGCTTTCTTTTTAACAACTGATGTACCTAATGGATTAAAGCACTTTGTTCGTGCGCCTATGGCGACTTCTATGGACGGAGACTTTGATACAGGTAACGTACGTTACAAGGCTCGTGAGCGTTATTCATTTGGCGTATCTGATCCTTTGGGAATGTTTGGTTCTCCGGGAGCTTCGTAAGAGGTTTTCGTCTGAGGAAGGGAGCAAATGCTCCCTTTTTCTTTTATTGCATTTATAATTGTTTAATGTTATAAGAAATGAATATCTAGGGTTAATTAACACACTGGACTGACCTAGCGGACATAGTAGAGATAGTGTGTTTAGGTGCTACTACACAGGAGATTTAAATGGGTACAACTACCTTTTCAGGCCCAATAAAAGCTGGGTCAATTAGAAACACAACAGGAACGACTGTAGGAACTAACGTTATAAACGTAGGTTCAGTCGTAATGGCTCAATCAGCAGTGATAGATATAATTGGCGCAGATTCAAACGATCAAGTTTGTGCTACTGTTCCTGCAAACTCTCAAATTATAGATGTAATCTTAAACGTAACCACAGTATCAAATGATTCAGGTACGGCTGTTGTTAATGTCGGAACTTCTGCTGATCCAGATGCTTTTTTAAATGACGTTAATGTTAAAGCATTAGCAACTACTCATGGTACATTAGACGCAGAAGCTACAGATGTTGGAACTACTGATATACAAGTTTTAGCTGATTTTGACGGAGCAAATGCAGATGGTACAACTGGTGCAGCTACGGTAACTGTTTTATACATTCAGAACAATAATCTCTCATAAGGAGTAAAGCATGAGTTTTGCATCTGACGTAAAAGCTTTTACTACAAAAGATACAGGCCAAAAGATTACTGGCAGAACTAGGCTACAAGGTATTCAGTATGTACATAATGCTAGTGCAGATATTACTCTTAGTAATGGAGCGACCTCTACAGGAACTACTTTATTACAATTAACATCCTCTAGTGCTATTGGTACAGAAGATGTTTTTATACCTGATAATGGTATATTGTTTGATTCTGGTTTGCATTTAGCTAATAGTAATACTGCAGCGATTACTAGCATTACCGTATTTTATGTAGGTGGCGGCGAGACCTAATAATGGTCGAGAAGAAAAAACGCAAAGGAATGGGGATTAAGACCCCCTCCA